AAAACTTAAATCGTCACCACTTGGCTCTGAAGGAACTCCGTCTGCTCAAATAACAGAAGAAGGATTGAGAGAAATGATGCAGGACGAAAGATATTGGAATCCTGCAAGACGTAGTGATGATTATGTTAAACAAGTTCAAGAGGGTTATAAGAAACTTTATAACCAGTAAAAACAAATTGTGCGTTGCAATTTAAATAAAATTATTGTTTAGAATGGGTCATTACGACCCATATCGCATTGATCGGCCCTTATTGGATACCCGAATTGATATGTAAGAGTGGATACTCGTAGCAATCGGAAACTCAATATAGGACTGTAAAAATGGCTAATACAATAGACCAAGCCTTTATCAAGCAGTTTGAAACAGAAGTTCACATGGCGTATCAGCGTATGGGTTCCAAGCTACGGAACACTATTCGCTCTACAAATGTTTCTGGATCTACTGCTAGATTTCAAAAAATAGGAGCAGGGGCTGCTTCTACTAAAACTAGAAATGGTGATGTGACCACAATGGAATTGGCACACACTAATGTCGAAGTAACAATGACAGATCATTATGCTGCTGAACTAATCGACAAACTTGACGAGTTGAAAATAAATATCAACGAGCGTCAAGCTGTTGCTCAGTCTGCGGCAGGTGCGCTTGGACGTAAAACTGACGAGCTTATCATTACTGCAATGGATGCAGGTGCTAACTCTACTCAGATTGCAGATACAAGTGGCGCACTAGCAAAAGCTGATCTGCTTACATTGTTTCAAACATTTGGTGCTGCGGATATCCCAGAGGATGGGCAACGCTATCTTGCGATGTCACCTGCAGGATTTGCTGACTTGTTTAACATTAACGAGTTTGCATCATCTGATTTTGTTGGACCGCAAAACTTACCATTTGCAGGTGGTATGACAATGAAGGAGTTCTTGGGCTTCAAGATCTTTTCAACGTCTGCTGTAGCAGGAGGTAAAAACTTTGCTTACCATACAAGCGCTATGGGTATTGGTATCAACTCAGATGTATCAACCGAAGTTAATTATGTGCCTATGAAAGTAGCACACCTAGCCACATCTATGATGTCAATGGGTGCTGTTGCTATAGACGCTAATGGTATCTACGAAGTTCTAGATAACAACTAATTCAGATGGGGGTGAAAGCCCCCATTTGTTCACATAGTTCATAGGGTTTACAATGGCACTTAGCACTCCTGCAAACAGCGCGATAGACATATGTAGCCGAGCATTAATATTGATTGGTGCAGAACCAATTACATCTTTTGATGATGATACGACAGAAGCCCTTATTGCAGGGAATATGTATGAAGATATTGTTCGGACAAATTTAACATCTACAAGATGGAGGTTTGCATCTAATCAAGCTGTATTAAATAGATTAAGTGATGCGCCTACTGGCAGATTTAATTCTGCATATCAATTACCAGAAAATCTTTTTGTTCATGCAGTTACAGTAAATGATTTTGCGATCGAATATAATATTTATGGAAGCAAAATATTTTGTGACGCTTCTGTAAATGATATACTTATTGCAGACTTTACATATAGAGCTAATGAAGTAGATTTTCCTTCTTATTTTTCTGTTTGTGTAGAATATGCAATGGCTCAAGTTTTTGCTACTGCATTAGCTAGAGATCAAAGTTTAGCTAATATGATGCAAACACAATATTTAATGTTGTTGGCTAAAGCCAGATCAACTGATTCTCAACAGCAAACCACACGAAAAATTACAACATCGAGGTTTATTACCGATAGGCGTAGTTAATGCAAAAAGCACGAATACCGATTACAAACTTTCAGTATGGTGAGATAAGTCCGTCTTTGGTTTCAAGGACGGATTCGCCTATTTATAACTCGTCTGCACAATCAGTTAAAAACTTTTTTATACGAACAGAAGGTGGTGTAGCAAAACGTGGTGGCTTTCAAGCATTACATGACTTTACATCTATTGTTGAAAATACTTCTATAAGACAGCAAGTAAGACTTATACCTTTTATATTCTCAGATGATGAAGAATATCTTATCGCATTTTCTAATCAGAAATGTGAAATATTTTTTATAAATCCGGTGACAGGTGCATTAACTTTAGCAACCACTTTAACGCAAGATATAGATGGTAATGCATTGCAGTGGGATCATGCTTACCTTCATGAAATGACATATGCTCAAGGTGGTGACATTCTTTTTCTTTGTCATAACACTTTTATGTGTCAACAGATTATAAGAACTGGATTAAATAGTTTTCAAGTAGAGCAGTTTAATTTTCAACTGCAAGCAGGAGGGGCAAAGATTTTTCAGCCCTACTATCACTTTCACCCTACTGGCGTTACTCTTGATCCTTCTGCAACAACAGGGAACTCTATTACAGTTACAACAAGTGCGCCTTATTTTGATACAACTGGTAAGCATGTTGGGATTACATTACTCTATCATGGCTCTGAAATATATATAACTTCTGTTCAATCTTCCACTCAAGCAACAGGCAGAGTAATAGATGAATTGTTTGTTGAGCTTGACCCAAGCGCAATAAGAACAACGGACGGATCAAGTAATCTTGAGATAACACATATTAATCATGGAATGACTCAAGGCGATACTATTGAGATACGCAAGGCAACATCTGTTGGCGGTATAAATCAATCATCAATAAATGGTTCAAGAACTATTGGAACTGTTATTGATGAAAACAGATATCTTGTAACAGCAGGGGCATCAGCAAATACATCTGAGGATGGTGGTGGATTTATACAAATTGTTACACATGCGCCAACAACTGAATGGATGGAACAATCATATTCACAGTTACGTGGTTATCCTGCGGCTGTAGGCTTTCACGAAAACAGGTTATGGTTTGGTGGTACTCTTGCACAACCTGATACTGTATGGGCAAGTAAGTCTGGTTTATATTATAACTTTGATATTGGTGAAGCTAGAGACGATGATGGGCTTGAACTGGTAATGAGTATTGGGGAGGTGGCTACTATACGTCACTTTGTATCTAATAGAGATATACATATTTTTACGGCAGGATCAGAGTTTTTTATACCTACGTTTCAAAACCAACCAATTACGCCAACTAATGCAAGAGTAAAAAGACAAACTGCTTTTGGCTCAAGCTTTGTAAGACCACAACCATTTTATGGTGCAACAATTTTCGGACAGATTGGTGGTAAGATGATACGTCAGTTTGTGTTTGATGATAGTCAACAAGCGTATAAAGCTGATCCTATATCATTGCTTTCTTCTCATTTAATAAGTGATCCTGTTCAAATGTGTGTGATTAGTGGCGCGGTGAACACAGCCGAGTCATTTGTTTTTGCTCAGAACTTTACTGGTGAGATAGCTGTTTATAATCTGAACAGAGTTGAGGGTGTTGCAGGATGGACAAGGTTTGAAACAAACGGCTCTTTTCATTCTGTTACTGCTATTGGTAACAGGGTTTTTGCTGTCATTAAAACCAATCTTGGATCAGGTACAAACAGTTTTGTATTATCTGAGTTAAATCAAAATGTGAGTTTAGACCTAGGAAATTTATATACTGGAACGGCAGGAGTCTTTACAGTATCTAATTATTTTGAAGATGGCGCTCAAGTCGATGTAATTAGCGCTACCGATTATCTAGGTAAGTTTACAGTGTCAGGTGGTCAGATTGACGTTTCGGCTGTAGACAGTTCTCTTACAAGCTGTCAGGTAGGTTTCGGTTTTGATGTAGAGTTAAAGACAAATCCAATAGATGTAAGTACAGGGGTTGGGCCAGAAACAGGACAGCCAAGAACTTTATCTAGAGTTATTCTTGATTTATCAGAAACACTTTCTGTTTCAGTCAACAATAAAAAATTAATTATTAGAAAAGTTAATAATGATTTTAGTCAGCCAAGACAGGCTGTTACTGGTAAGAAAGAGTTCTATCTTTTGGGTTATAATAAAGACCCACAGGTGACAGTAACACAAACTGCGCCTATGTTTATTCAAGTTAATGGTTTAGTTGCAGAGGTTTCTTTCTGATGGTTGTAAGTTTAGTTACAGGGTTTCTTGGTGTAAAAGGAATGTTAGACCAAAGATCGGCAGAAAAAAAGGCTGCTGCTGATCGTGCTGCTGTTGGTAAGCTTGAAGCAAGACAGTTTGTAAATGAATTATTCTTAGCAAAAGCACAAGCAATAGATGCAAGTATACAAAGACAGCGACAAGCTACTGATATTGAGTCCTCAAACATTGCTCGTTTTAGTGCTTTTGGAAGAGAGGATAGATCTGTTGCTGCTTTTCTAAAGGCAAATCAAGATAGGGTCGGAGAAGATATAGAAAATATAGATAGGCAATCAGAACAAATAGCAGCAAAGTATGCTACTCAAGCATCTGTTGCTTATAAGTATGGGCAAAATTCAGCCGCAGGAATGAGAGCTACATCTAATGCTAACTTCTTAGGTAATATATACAAACTTGCTCAAGAGATTAATCCGAAAACAATAGATACAGTTACAGATTTTTTTAAGAAAATAACATAGTTGGATATTAAAATATGGGTGTTATTAGAGAAAAAAGACAGTCGGGAAGTATAGGACCAATAGGAACGGTCAATTTAAATACTGGTGGCGTTGAAAAATATAATAGCATTTCAAAAGCTGCAAACAGTATGTTCGAGATAGCTCTTAATGAAATGTCTCGCTCTTCTGCAAAAGAAGGTGCTGATCGTGCTGCTGCTGTTTCTTCTTCTAAAATAACTACAGTTAATCCTATTACTGGTAAACCAGAAGCATTAGACGATTTTAATGCAGATATGTTTCTCGGACGAACCGCAGGAGAGGCATACGAAAGAGTAATTACTGATAGGTTTAATACTGAAATATCAAATGATATCAAAGTAAAAGCAAATGAGCTTACAACTAAATATCAGGATAATCCTAATAATATTCAAATTGTAAGTGAGGCATTGGGTGAGTATGTAAAGAATCTTGCCTTTGGTTCTGAGAGAAACGGCAAGCCTACATTATTTACAAACTTTATTGAAGATAATGGTAAAGTCGAAATTGCAAATGCAAAAATGACTTTGACAAAACTAAACCATCAAAGACAAAAAGAACAACTTGCAAACAATTTACTTGAAGCAAATCAAAGTGATTTACTTACCGCATATGAAGCAGGTAAAAGCTTTTTACTTGATGGGGCTACAGAAGAAGAGGCTAGATTATCAAACACTGTTTCTGATTTTGAAAACTGGATGGAGTCTCGCGTTGCTAAAAATACAGATGGTGTTGAAGCAAGGTTGCTTAAATCAGGGGCAGATAAACAACATGAGATTGCATTAAAGACTGCTTTTATATCTGGTCGAATAGAAAAGATAATGCCAACTCTTTATGGCAATCCAATACAAAGACAAATCTTTTTATTAGCAGTTCAAACTAATGGAGAGAATCCAGAGATATTAAATAAGTTAAGTCCTGATTTAATTCCTGAGCTTCAAAGCATTTTAAAATTTACAACACCTGAAACCAAAGACAATTTTATAAAATATATTAGTGGGCTTGATAGTGAGCTTGGAACTTTAGAAGCAAGAGAAAAGGCTGTTTTAACAGAACAGCAAAATATTCAAACTGCAAAAGATAAAGAAGAAGAAGATTTCAGAAAATCAGTTAAAAAAATTGGTGTTGAAAAATTTAAGATTGATTTGTCAGAAAGATCAGATCTAAAAACTTCTGAAATATATGGCAAGGCTGCTATTGCCTATAATTTATTTTACCAAAATATTGAAGCTGGTCCAATGTCTTTTGAGATTAAGGGCGCACAACAAGGCACTATGCAACTTGTAGCTCTTTTAGAAAGTGCGGCTGCGGATATAGGAAGATTAACATTTACATTAGATGGTTTTGTAAATGATCCAGAAATAATGCTTAAAGCTGAAACAAGAAATGAAATGATTAAGGAGTTACGCCAAAGCTATCTTAAAGGTTTTGTTGCTCTTGGCATGGAAGATGGTAATGCTGATGCTTTTGCAAGCGCAATAATTGGTGAGGGTAATAGAGAAGGTCTTTCACGATTTCAAAGTACATTGATTGATTTATTAAATGGCGCTCGTCTTTATAAGGGTGACGATAGAGCAGAACTAAATAGTTACGTTAAGCAATCAAAAAATAATATAAAGCAAATGCGTTTAGATTTTCAAGAACACAGTGCTTTGATTACAGCAACAACGAGACTGTCTAGTGAAGCGAGACGTGGCGCAATGACTACGGAATCTTTTGCTGAATTACAACAAAATATAATGAGTAGTAATCTTACAAAAGATCAAAAAAGAAATTTAATTAATGAAGTAAAGCTTAGTGCTGCGGAAGGTGTAATTAATGTTTTAGTTGATCCAGATGCAACAGAACTTAATGCTATGCAGCTTTATATTGATAGTGATGGTACAAGTAAGGATGAGGCCATTGATGAGCTTTCTCCAGAAAGTTTAGCTATTGCTCAAGCAGTAGTAGAAATGTCGGCAACTGTACCTAATGCAAAGTCTAGAATTACTAAAGTTTTAAGAGGCAGAGAAGAGATTATAAGACAACAAGAAGCTGAAGCAGAAGCACTGCTAAAAGAAGAAACAAAAAAACTTGAAAATAGAAAGGCTGTTTTTAATCCTATTTCTCAAAAAACAAAACAGGTGAGAGAAGAAGCAGATATTATTTTAGAAGAAAATGGTATTGTTTCTCCTGTCGATGAAAGTTCTTTAAATCCTTTATTTTATGCTATTAATGCCAACACTTTTACTCAAAAGATGATTGACTACACTAATAGTTTTATGGATGGACGCATTGCTTTTTCAGAAGAAGAAAGTGAAATTATGTTGCGGCATCTACAAAGATTAACAAATGATATGATTTCTTATAAGCCAAATGCTGACGGGATAGGAATAGATGAAGGTAATTACGGAATACCCATTGATAGGTTAAGAGGTGTTGACGGTATAAGCGATACTACAAGAGCACAAATAAAAGAGCTTATTGCAAGAAAAGAATATTATGGTGATAGGCGCTCTGCTGCTGAATTACTTTTAGAAATGAGAGCACAAGCAGATAGTAAAGAATCCCAACTAAATGTTAATAAAGTTTTTTCTGATAAAAGAGGTAAATCAATTTCAGAAGAACAATTTGTTGCTAATACTTTAACTATTTCAAATTCAAATGTTATTGCAGATTTAGCACCAATTGCAAAAATGTATGCACAAATGGGTTATAATGCTAGAGCAATTGGAAAAAAACTTACTCAAGAGTTCAAAGATAATTATCATGAATCTCAGTATGTTATTGATTTAGGTTTAGGTGCTGCGTTTTTTGAAGGTAAGCAATATTCTAAACTTGCTTTAACAAGACAATTTCCTGACCCAGATCAAAGAAGAGAATTTATTAGATTAATAAATGAATCTTTGCCAAGAGAGTTTAGGGTAGGTCCTCCACAACCATTAGGATATACAATAAGTATAAAAGACCCTGATTCAAAAAGAAGGGCTGATACAGAGTTTGTTCAAACAGGCATGACAAAAGAAGTTTTTCTTGTGCCTGTTGAGGGTGCAGAATTTGAAGCACCTCAATATTATGCTTATTTTAAAGATGATGATGGTGAATTACGTCCTTTAATATATGAAGATGCGCCTGATGATTTTGGAGCAGAAACAGGAAAACCACCCACTCTTATGTTCCCAATGTTTGATGGTACAATAACAGAAGATTTTATGAGAAATAAGTTTGAAGAAGAACAAAAACAAATATTAATAGAAGCAGAAGAAGCTTTCAAAAAAGCAAATACACCTTTGTTTTCAAATGATGTAAAGATAAGATTTGGAATATTTAAAAGTTTAGGTATTCCACTAAGCGGTGATGAAGAATATGGCGATAGAAGTGGGTTTCTATTTGTTGGTGATTAAATGAAAAATGGATTTACAACATTACCAAAACTTACTTATCGACCTGATATTGCAATAAACGATCAAGAAAGTCCTGAATTTTTTGATACTGTCGGTGCAAATCTTGCTTATAGATATGATCCTTTAATTGATAGAATAAGAGAAATAAATAACTTTGGTTGGTTGCCAGAACTAGAAGAGGGATTTAATCCTGTTGATAATATATCAGAAGATTTAAAACCATATGCTGTTGAGTTAGCAAGAGCTAAAAGCCAAGAGCATTTAAATTTTTTAGAAACAGAATTAAGAAACTCAATTGCGTCTAGGGATGTTATGGGTAAATCTTCTACTCTTTCTGCTCTTGGTGCAGAGTTTTTTGATCCAATTAATTATGTTCCTTTGCCATTTATAAGAGGTGCAAGAGGTGTTTCTAAAGCATTAAGAACTGGTGCAGCAACAAGTGGATTAGTTGCAACACAAGAAGCTATAAGATATCCTTTTGATCCATTAGCAACACCACAAGAAGCTTTTTTGAATATTGGTACTGCTTTTGCAATAGGCACAAGCTTACAAGGTGCAATCTCTATTCCCAAAACAAGAAGAGCAAGGGCAACCTTAGAAGCAGAAAAAGAAATAAATAATCTCAAAGCAGCTATTGACCCTGATTACAAACCTAAAGGTGTAACTGCAAAAGCTATGCCTCAGAAAACAGCAACAAAAGATTTAAATATTGCTGACAGTATTTTTACAAACTCATGGCTATACAATGCTGTAACAACTCCTATGAAAAGAGTTCTACAAGATAAAAGTATTCCTGACAGTGTTAAGCTTGCAACGCTTGAAATAGCTAATGACTCAGGAATATTGCTTGCTGCTAATAAAGCAGGAAAAGCATTAAAACCTTCTGTGTTTCAGAATACAAAATTACTAGAAGGCGAAATGGTAAGAACATATGATGAGCTTGTTAAAATATGGGGTAGAGCAACAGGCAAAGGTGTTATTGATCCAATGGATTATATGCACAAAAGAGGTGATTTTGAGGATTGGATTACAGCCGTAGATGTAAAAGCAATGAAAGGTCAAAAAGCTGCTGATGATTATGAACAGCAAGCAATGACCGCTTTAAATAAATATTATGATGCGTGGGAAGTAAGATTAAGAGAACAAGGTCTTATTGGTAATAATCAGTTTTACAAAAGAGATATTTCAAGACGTCAACTTAGAATAGAAGAACTTAACGAGAATCTTAAAGCAGTTAAGAAAAACTCTGAAAAAGCTTTTATTAAAAGAGCAATTGCAAATCAACAAAGAGAAATAGATCGGCAAACAGCTATTCTAAATAGTAAGCCAGATCCAAAAGTAATGCCTCCAAACGAAACAATATTTCGTCCAAGATATTGGGATAGAAATATTATTAAGAAAAACAGAGAAGAGTTTGAACAGGTTTTGTTTAGGTGGTTCAAAGATAATCCAACTCAAGTTGAAAAAGTAAGTAAAGAAGGCAGAGAAATAATTACACTTTCTCAAAAAAAATCAGACGTACAAAAACGTGTTAAAGAATTAACTGACAAAATAATTAATAATACTGATGATTTAGATTTTGACCAAGGATTTTTTGGTTTTGGTAAATCAAAGCATATGAAGCATAGGCTTGTTGATATTCCAAACAGTGAGGTTACTAAGTTTATTCATACTAATCCTATTCAAGTTATGAGAGCATATGTTACTAGAACAGGATCACGGTACGAGTTTGCAAAACAGTTTGGTTCTCGATCTATTGACGATTTGCTTGATGAACAAGAAGTAGAAATGATTCTGAAAGGTGTCAAAGAAAACAAGCGTTTTGCTGTTTTAAAAGATATGCGTCATTTATATGAGCGTGTAGCAGGTAGTGTTATTCACAGAGACCCAAGCTCATGGGATTACCAAGTTGCAGAAGTATTAAGGACTGCTGCACAGCTTGGCTATCTTGGAAAAGCAGGTGTATCAACTCTTACTGAACCTGCAAAGATTATAATGGAGCATGGTATTGGCCCTACTATGAAAGGGCTGTTTTCATTTATGAAAAACAATCAGCTTAAACTTGGTGCAAAAGAAGCTAGGATTGCAGGAGAAGCATTAGAAATATTATTTGGTAGTGTTCACATGAGATTAGTAGAGGATTTAGGTAACAATCCTTTACGTTCTAATATTTTTGATAAAACTAAAAATGCTTTTTATTTACTAAATGGATTAGCACCAATCACAAGAATATTTAAAGATTTTGATGCTATGATGCGTAGCCATACTTTGATTGATTATTCTGTTAGATTATCTCAAGGCAAGGCAACCCAAATGGAAAGGGAATATCTTGCAAGGTATTTAATTGATGAAGATATAGCAAAACGTATTGCAAATCAAAAGAAAGCAAAATGGCAACAAAATGATTCTGGTCTTTATCTAGCAAATTCTGATGCTTGGACTGACAAGCTTGCACAAAATAGATTTAGGGCTGCCCTTAGTTCTGGTGTTGCAAATACTATCTTGATGGGTACTCCTGCTGACAAGCCAATTATTACTGATGGTGTTGCTTATATTCCAATGCGTGTTGCTAAGTTGTTTGGGATGAAAGAAGATTCAAAGTACAGAGGATACTCACGAATTGAAAGTGGATTGCTTGGACTTCCATTTCAGTTTTACAGCTATAGCTTGGCTGCTGTTAATAAAACAATGGGCGCTATGGCACATGGTCAACTTAAATCTCAGTTCATTGGTGTTGCTGCTGCAATGGGTCTTGGTTATATGGTTCTGCAAACAAGAACACCTGACTTTGTAGAAATGGATTTTGAAGATCAGTTTGCAAGGGCGTTTGATTATTCTGGTATTGCACCATTGTATTCTGATTTATTTTATACAGCAATGGCAACGAGTTTAGCTTTAGGTGGGCCTAATATAACAGGTGGTTTGCTCGAAGCAAAATATCCACAAGAACCAAATACTGTTGATGCTGCTACTGCGGTGCTTGGCGCAGGTCCATCTATTGCTGTTGATTATGCAAGAGCATTTGACAATTTATTCAAAGGCAACATTGAAGAATCTAAACGTGAATTAAGAAGAATAATTCCATTCTATGGCATACCTTATATTAATGCTGTTGGTAATAATTTAAGTAGGGCAGTAGAAGAAAACTACGGAACTGTAACAATAGGTCGTAATTAATTGTGCGGAAAATTTTGCTTTTTGTGCGTTGAAGCAATCTTATTACATTTATATTCTGCACTCAAATGAGGGTTTACTATGACAATTAACATTGCAGACAATTCACCACGTATTTCCTACACCGTAGCTAATGGTGTTACCCAAACAAGTTTTGCAGTACCGTTTGAATTTTTTGATAACACAGACTTAAACGTATATATTAATGGCACGTTACAAACAATTACTACTAACTACACTGTTTCAGGTGGTGACGGTTCTACTGGTACTGTTTCTATGTCTGTCACAGGTGGCGCTTCTGGGTCTACTGTTGTCATTACTCGTAATATAACTCTTGAAAGAACAACTGACTTTCCTGTTTCTGGTGCATTTAACATTGTAGCTCTTAATACTGAGCTAGATAGATTAGTTGCTATTGCTGCTGACTTAGAAGATCAAGCAAACAGAGCATTACAGCTTACGGATTTTGATGCTGCGGTATCGCTCGTCCTCCCCGATGTTGATACTCGTAAAGGAAAGACGCTCGCTTTCAATGCATCAACTGGCGCAGTGGAAGCAGGCCCAAGTATAACCGATGTCCAAACTGTTTCTGCTGCGTCAACTGACATAGCATTACTTGCTGATATACAAGATGGTACAATTGCTTCAAATACACTTACAACTCTTGCACCGATACAAAGTGATCTTGCTGCATTAGGGCCAATATCTACAAATATTACTACGGTTGCAGGAGTAGCACCAAACGTTACAACAGTAGCAGGAATATCTGGTAATGTTTCTACGGTTGCAGGTGATAGCACTCACATACAAACTCTTGGGCCTATATCTGGGGATATTACAACTGTTGCTTCTGTTGCATCTAATGTAACAACAGTAGCTTCTAATATAAATTCTGTTAACTCTGTTGCTACAAATATTGCAAGTGTAATTACTGTAGCTAATGATTTAGCTGAAACTGTATCTGAAATAGAAACTGTTGCTAATGATCTTAATGAAGCATCTTCTGAAATAGATATAGTTGCTAATAATATTACAAACGTAAATGCTGTTGGTGCAGTTTCTGCTGATGTAACTACCGTTGCAGGTATAGCGTCTGATGTTACAAGTGTTGTAGGTATATCTGCAAATATTCAAACGATTGCAAACTCTGCTGCAACAACAAACATTAATACTGTTGCTGCTGATTTAAATGGTTCTAATAACATTGGTGCTGTTTCTGGTGCTATTACAAATGTTAATACTGTTGGCACAAATATAGCTAATGTTAATACTGTTGCAGGTAATATTAATTCAGTAGCAAACTTTGCTGATAAGTATGAAGTGAGTGCAAATGCACCATCAAGTCCAACCGAGGGTTTGCTTTGGTTTGATACTTCTACTGACACAATGAAAGTTTATAATGGTAATAGCTTTCAAAATGCAGGGTCAAGTGTAAACGGTACAAGTTCAAGAGGTTCATTTACAGCTACAGCTGCACAAACGACATTTACAACCACAGGATATGACAGTGGTTTTATAGATATATACCTTAATGGTGTTAAGCAGGTTGTAGGCACAGATGTAACAGCAACAAACGGTACAACATTTGTATTTGCTTCTGGTTTAGCAGCAGGAGATGTTGTTGAGTATGTAGCATACGGTACATTTCAACTAACAAGTGTTTATAGTAAAACTCAATCTGATGCTCGATATGCACTCTTAGGTGCAGATGTTGATTTTGGTTCTTACAAAATAAAGTATAGCAATGTTTATTCTCAGCTCAGTGATTTACCCAGTGCTTCAACTTATCATGGTATGTTTGCTCATGTTCATGCTACTGGTGCAGGTTATTTTGCACATGCAGGTAACTGGTTAAAATTAGTCAATGAAGATACTAGCGGCAATGTTACTATCTCAGGCAATCTTACAGTCTCAGGTACTACCACAACTGTAAACAGTACAACATTAGATGTTGCTGATAAGAATATAACCATAGCAAACGGTGCGGCTGATGCTGCAACAGCTGACGGTGCAGGACTTACAGTAGATGGTGCAAATGCAACTTTTAACTATGCTAATACTGGTGACAAATGGACAATGAACAAGCCATTAGATGTAACTGGTACTGTTAATGCAACTGCGTTTACTGGTGATGGTTCTGGTTTAACTGGAATTTCAGCAGGGGTAAGTCCTGCCAAAACTCATTACTTAGCAACGCGATAAGGAGATAATGCATGGCAAGTGGAAGATTAGGTTCTGCCTTAGTTGGGGCTAACAGAACATTAACAGTTTATGATAATACTAGCGGTTATTCAGCAGCAATATCATTACTAGCTAAAATAAAAAGTACTACTTCTAATGGAGCACTTTCAGTAATTTTAGATAGTAGCAGTACAGCACCTGAGACGACTTCTCAAATAAGCTCAACCAGTTTTAATAAAGAAGTTTTAAAACTTTTTTATAATTCAACTACACCAGCATCTGTATCAAGTGTTACAGCAAAATTCGAGTATAGTACTTATAGTAATTCTAATAGAGAAGTAAAGCTGACTGAGCTTCCAAGTAATACTGTTACAAACTCTAATACGCCTTCATGTTTTATTAATCCTTTATGGATGACTTCTAATTGGGCAGATTGGGGAGTAGGAACATCACCTTCAAATGGTCTTATTGGAGTAACAACTGGAGATACTAGTGGAACAGTGCGTTATGTTACGCAAGCTCAAATTGATAGCGCTGGATTGGGTTGGACTAAGTATCAAATAAACTCTAGTCAAACATCACCAAGTTATACATATCAAGGTGCAACAAGTAATTCTTACGGTGCATATTATGGATCGATTGATATTTATTGTAATTTACAACCTTATTGGACTACTACTTCGAACTCTTATATGGGTGTGGTGTATTTAAACACAAGCGGAAGCCAAGCTAGTAATCATACAAGATCTAGTAACTCTTTAATGTATTCTTACATTACTAATAGTAATCCCGGGTCTAACAGTGGCGTAAACAAAGAAAGTATTTGGGCTTCTGGCGGTATTGTTATTTTTGCTAATAAGGCAAGCCAAACAATGTATATTGTTTGTTATGGAAGAAATGTTACTAGCAACACAAGAATAGAACAGGTTATTGAGCAAGGTGTAGCAAGTACAGGAGCGGGTTATCCTTATCATTATCAAATTCAAAATGGCAATACTAAAAACTCTACTGGTTTTTATTCAGTAAATTTCTTTGAACATAATCCAAATACACAAAAGTCATATGCTTTGATGATATGGGATGGAAAAAGAAGATTGTTAGAATTTGATGTTGTTGCATGGGAAGCAGCATTAGCAGCTGATGATGGTACTACTGGTAATGCAGCTCAAAGTTTAGATAGTACGATATCAAGAGGTCTTGTTACTGATGTATCAAGTACTGCACCTTCTTTCTTTTTAGATGATGGTGTAACTTTGGGTGGTCCAATTGTAAGGACTGCTAAAAGTAAATGGATAGTTCCATTAAGGTCTGGTAGCACATATAATATTTATGAAACCGATGACCTTAAAACTTACACACTTTATAATACCACTTCAAATTACACTGAATCATTAGATGATGATACAATAGTTGTATCTGATGGTACGGATACAGATAAAATTACAAGTAATCTTTCTTCATTAGATCAAGGTGGTCTTATAGAACATCAAACATCTTTTAATGACTATGAAAGAACAGGGTTAGTTTTATCAAATAATGATAGAGTCATTGTTCGCAATCATGGAACTGAAGATTTTGCATTTAATGTTATGGGCTATGAGGAGACTTCTTAATGGGGCGAGTAATTAAAACAGTTTCGGCTGATGGTACTTCTGCTTCTGGTGCTGGCTTATCAACTGCTCAAGTAAACGCTTTAATAGAAGCAAAATCAAAATGGGAGTTTATAAAAAAAATTGTGATTACAACTCCTGTTAATTCATTACAGCTATCTGATGGAATAGACTCTACTAAATATAATTCTTATTTATATGAGTTCGAAGATATACGGCCTCAATCATCTCAATATCCATACTGGCGTATTAAAAATTCTAGCGGATCTAATCACGATGTAAGTTCAATAAATCACAGACACTCTACTGGCTATCAGGCATCAAGTGGTAGTGGCGCACAATTTTACTCAAATAGCAGCCAAACATTTAGCACAAGTGATAGAGTAAATATGCAAGTTGAGATCAGTGATGTTGAAAATAAAATTTATGGATACATCAAAACTTCTATGTCAACTTTTGGCGGTTATTGGAACCAACATACAGATGGTAATTTTATAATTGATAAAAACAATATTACGCCAAGTGATTATGGGTCATTAGTTTACCTCAATGGAATAACATCTGGTTCTGTGCGTATCTATGGTAAAAGACCAAGGAGTGCTTAATGCCTTATATTCAAATTAATCAAAATCTTGTTGAGATAACAGATGAAGAAGCAGCAGCAAATGCAGCAGAAATAGCAATAGCTGATGCTGCTATGCTTGAACTCGCAAATAGAGAAACTCGCAATGAGTTACTTACTGCGTCTGATTGGACACAAGCAAACGATAGCCCACTGACTTCAGCAAAAAAAACCAAGTGGAAAACTTATCGCCAAGCTTTACGAGATTTACCAGCCAATGAAGATTGGCCAAATGTAACCTTTCCAGAGGAACCAAGTTAATGACAAAAGCAAGAGACTTAGCAAACTTAATATCACAGGGTAATCCTCTCGCTGATGGTGGGATTGCTTTTAGTGAAGTAACAGGAACACCTACAACAGTAGCAGGGTATGGCATTACAGATAGCTTTGATGGTGCTTACAGTTCTCTTACTGGTTCACCTACTCTTGGCACAGCAGCAGCCCTAGACGTAGGCACAGGGGCAAACAACATTCCGCAACTGGATTCTAACGGAAAACTGGCAGCAATTGATGGTTCACAACTTACTGGCGTAAGCGCATTTTCTTTCGCCTCAACACTGGCGTTTGAATAGGAGATAAGAAATGGCAGACACACTCGAAAGTATTTTTCAAGCTACATCATTGGGGGCAACAGAACTTGATGATGGTGAGCATACACTTGTAACTACAAATGCAAACACAAGTTTTGTTATAAAAGATATGCACGTTAATGGCACATCTAATTTAAACAATACCCACTTAGAACTTAATGGTTTTAATGTAAGTAGCATCACAGCTAATGCAACAGGCAGTTTAATTATACCGCCAAGCTCTACACTAAAAATTAAAAGTACAGATTATCCTTTTACTTTTACAAAAGTTAAAACATTTGCAGTCACAAGTAGTGATTTTATTTATAGTGAAAGTTATTCAGACCCATACGGAAATGCTCAAGGAACTGCCTTTGAATACTATTATTCAGGCAGTCTAAGTTATTATCACGATATAATTGACGTACAGAAAACACGCCATACTGGTACTACAAATGATTATTTACATTATCATACAAACGATAACAATTCAGTACAAAGACTTCATTATATAAACACAAGCGATAATAGTACATCCGTACAGAGTAATGTTAACTATGATCCGTTTGGTTTGCATGACGGTAAAGCATATCGTTTTTCTGGCGCAGCGATGGCAGAGGTAGATTTAACTACTAACCCAACGTCTGGTAGTTTTACTCAATCAAATTTTGGTGGTCAAAAAAGCAATAGTTATGGCGTTAGTACAACATCAAGTTATCCAAGAGGTCATGCAGCACATGGATTTTTCTTCTATGTGCCAAGTTCTGGTTATTATGATTTGTATGCAGTTAATTTAAGTAATGGTTGTTATCATAAATTTGAAACAGGTTCTTCACAACAATGGTCTCTTAGTTCTAATAGTGGACAGTTTGTAGTTTCAATAGATTCTGCAAATGATAAAATGTATTTATACGCAAATGTAAATAACCAAACTCAACTTATTCAATGGGTGTATGATAACTTTTCAAGCATTAAAGCATTAGACAATACTACTAATCCTAATGTTCATAACGCTTCTCAAGTTTCTATAAACTCAGGTCATACACAGGGCAGTGGCGGCAACCATGACACTTCTGCTGGCATGTCAAAAAGTACTATGGGTTATGATACAACTGGTGGTTTTTATTATAAAAATACAAGTCATCAATTAGTTCATGTTGATAAAAGTTTTAATGTTGTAGGTTCAAATGTTTCTACTATTAGTGCTTCTGGAAGTTCAATAAACAATCCAACAAATGGATTTGTAAGAAAAGAAGAACAACTAACAGCTTCCCAAGCTTCTGCGCTTTCATTAACAGCCCCTACGTTTGGCATACAATTGCTTGGCGTAAGGTCAACGACATAGGAGAATACTATGGGATTAGTTTCTGGAAAGTCATTAGCTTCTTTAGCTGAAGGTGGTGGGTCAAGTGGCCTTACATCTACACAAGTGCAAACGCTTATTAAAAGCAATACGCCTTATCAACATGTAGCAACTCTTACTGCTGATAGTTCTAGCGAGTTTGATTATACATCATTACCATCTACCTTCCGTACATTTTATATAAAGTTTGATGGTCTAGGTTTTTCAAGTCAAACATATCTAAGAATGAGATTATATTTTGATAGTACGTTATATACAGGCAATCTGTATTTTCATGGTGGAATGAATAAAGATACGACATCTACAAGTAATTTTCACGGACAAGGGGGTGAATGGGATTTTACAAAGAATTACCCTGCTGGCTCTAATTCGAACATGACAGGTTATATAGAGTTTACTGGTAATGATAATGCAACAAGAGCTACAATGAATAGCTTTCTTACTTGGTATAATAGTTCTTCTGTTCGATCTACTTTAAGTGGTGGACACGTTAATGCTAATGAGACTGCATACATTACTGGATTTAAATTGTTTCCAACATCAGGAACAATGACTAGAGGCAGAATCAAGATATATGGGGTAAACTGATATGAGTGAAGAAGAAACTGTTAGAGAAAACCCACGACATAGAATGACAGAGTTCGGTAAAGTTATGTTTACTGAAGAAGAAGAACTTGCCAGAGATGAAGAAGAACAGGCATGGGCAGACGGTGCCAATGATAGACTAGCAGCCGAACACAGAGCTACTCGCAATCAGTTACTTGTTGCATCCGATTGGACACAGTTTAGCGACAGCCCATTAACAGATGAAGCCAAGACTTCTTGGGCTACATATCGTACAGCATTACGTAATCTTCCAACTAATGAGA